CTTCAACACTTTTATAGAATAACCTAAATAAAGAATATGGCAAGAAATACAAGAATTTTCTCAGATTTAGATTTGAATTTCACTGCTCACCCAGTGACTAAGGACATTTCACGTAGATACGATGAAAATGCAATTAAAACTTCCCTTAAAAATCTAATTCTAACCAGAAATTTTGAGCGACCATTCCATAGTGAAATCGGCTCGCCAATCAACGCATTATTATTCGAACCACCATCACCGATGTTAAACATCACTCTCCAGAGAGCCATTGTTGATGTGGTCAATAACTTTGAACCAAGAGTAGACTTACTGGATGTTAGCGTTCTTAGCAGTCCAGATGAAAATTCATTGTATGTTACTATTACCTTTAAGATAGTAAATACACAACAACCTCTAACTCTAGATTTAACCTTAGAGAGAACTCGATAAATGGAAAATAAAAAAATAAGCGTCTCTGAATTAGATTTTGACCAGATCAAATCTAATCTAAAGACATTTTTACAGGGACAAAATGAGTTTTCGGACTACGATTTTGAAGGTTCAGGTATGTCCGTGTTGTTGGATGTTCTGGCTTACAATACTCACTATCATTCTCTTTATACAAACCTTGCTGTAAACGAAATGTTCTTGGACTCTGCTCGTAAGAGATCCAGCGTAGTTTCTTTGGCCAAGATGCTTGGTTATCTTCCAAGATCTTCTCGTGCACCAACAGCCACAGTAAACATCACAGTATCTGCTCCAACTGGTAGTCCATCTTCTTTAACATTAGCTGCAAATAGTGCATTTTCTTCTATTGTTGATGGTGTGACATATACATTTTATAATACCCAAGCAACTACAATTATTCCAAATACTTCTGGTGCTTATATCTTTCAAAATGTTTCTTTGGTTCAAGGGACTCCATTAACATATAATTATACAGTTGCTACTGGAAGTCGTTTTATTATTCCAAACGCAGATGTAGATATTTCTACACTTACAGTTCGTGTTCAAGAAACCTCAGGATCTACTGCATATACATCTTATGTGTTTGCCAATAATATCACTGAAGTTGGTCCAACCACTCGTGCTTTCTTTTTGAAAGAAATTGACGACCAGTTATTTGAAGTATACTTTGGTGATGGGATTGTAGGGTATAAACCTGCGACTGGTAATATTGTATTGTTTAATTACTTTGTCACAGATAAAACTTTAGCCAATGGCGCACGTGTCTTTACTTTTGATGGAACAGGTATCGGTGGTGGCACTGTTTCAGTCAACACAGTTACTGCTGCACAGGGTGGACAAGACATTGAAGATATCGATTCTATTCGTTTCAATGCTCCAAGAAATTACTCTGCTCAGAATCGTGCTGTTACAGCCGAAGATTATAAAGTTATTCTTCCACAACTATTTGCAAACATCGACTCAATTAATGTCTGGGGTGGTGAGGATAATAATCCTCCAGTTTATGGTAAAGCATTCATTGCTATCAAACCACTCTCAGGTGAAACTCTTTCTAATGCTACCAAAGAACAAATTACAACTACGATTCTTAAAGGTAGAAATGTAGTATCAATTATTCCAGAAGTCGTTGATGCTCAATATCTTTATATTATTCCAACTACAACTTTATACTATAATCCTCAACAAACAAATAGATCTGAAGAACAACTTAAAACATTAGTTCGTGATACTATTGTAAATTACAATCAAACAGATCTTAATCGCTTTGATGGAATGTTTAGATTCTCAAAACTATCTCGTTTGATTGATGCTTCTGAAGAATCTATTTTAAGTAACATTACTACACTCGTTCTAAAAAGATCATTCACTCCAACTTTTAATACTAGAACTTCTTATGTTATCACTATTGATAATCCAATTTATACAGAAGGTGTTCCAGAAGGTGCTGTGACATCTGATGCCTTTACTATTGAAGGATCAAGTGAAACATTCTATTTTGAAGATGATGGTGTTGGTGCTATTCGTTTGTATTACTTTGTTGGTGCAGGTACTAAGAGATACATAAACGCTAACTTAGGAACAGTAAACTATACTACTGGTGCAATAACACTAAACGATATTAATATTACATCTGCAACAAATAATGAAATTACCATTACGATTAAACCATCGTCAAACGATGTTGTTTCAGTTAGAAGTCAGTTGGCTTTAATTGCTGAAGAACAAATTGTTGTAAATGCTGTTGTTGATAAAGTTGCCTCAGGTGAGACCTCTGGCGGATCAAATTATATCTTCACCTCAAGTCGTAGCTAATAATGGCACTCGTAAAAACAAAAGTATCATCAGTCGTATCTAGACAAGTCCCCGAATTTATTCGTGAGGATAATGCACAGTTCATTTCATTCTTAGAAGCATACTATGAGTTTCTAGAACAAACTGAGAAACGAGATCTCGGAAGTACTCGAGATATTGATGATACTGTTGATAGTTTTATTCAGTATTTTAGAAATGAAGTATTGTTGCATGTTCCTATTTCTGTACTATCAGATAAACGCTATCTTGCCAAACAGATACATGAAGTTTATCGTTCCAAGGGTACAATAAAGTCTTACGAATTCTTATTCAGAATTTTATTCAATGAAACTCCACAGCTATATTTCCCTAAAGTTGACATGCTCCGTTTGTCAGATGGTAAATGGGATCAGGCTGTTGTTATTCGTTGTACTGAAACTACTGGAAACTCTTTCAATCTTATTGGTCAGACTATTAGTCAGGGTATAACTCGTGGTAGTGTAGAATCAGTTATTAAATTTCAAATCGGTTCTGATACTATTGCTGAATTGACACTCAATGAAAAGAGTATTGTTGGAACATTTAATACAACAGATTCAATTACAGGATTAGACAATACTACTAATACCAGTATCACACTAGATGTTTTATCAGTAATTACAAATTTTGAAATTAATAGAAATGGTTCATACTACAGAGTTGGCGATCCAATTGATTTAATTTCTGGATCTGGAACTGATGCTCAGATTGAAGTGACCAACATTGGTTACGGATCGATTGACAATATCATTATTGATTCTCCAGGATCTGGATATACCATTGGAACAGAATTAACATTTAATAATACCGATGCAGGAGATTCAGGTGATTCTCTTATAACGGCAAAAGCAATTATTACTGACATTGACGTAGATTCCATTCTTATGGAAAACGGATCTAAATTATTAAGTGAGCAAAGAGATCAATTTGACTTAGAAAATGTTACCACAGGTGGTATTAAAGCAGTTTCGCTTTTAACTGGTGGATTCTATTATAGAAAACTTCCTATTGTTTCTGCCACTGGTGGTACTGGTGCTAAACTAATTGCAACTGGTAATGGTATTGGTAGAGTTACCAGAGTTGGTATTACAAATCCAGGAGCACGATATGAGACTGCTCCAATTGCACTGTTTCCATATAATATCGTTGTCAAAGACATAACTGGCTCATTTACAGTTGGTGATTCTATTTCGGTTCTACCACAAACAATGTCTTTAGATACAGATGTTGATAGTGAGTTGCTTCTTGAGACTGGCGATAAAATTGTTTTAGAGAGCCAGCAAAACCCGAGCGGAACTATTTACTCGTATGATACTGATAGAAACTTAATAACATTATATCCCACTTCAGATAGAATCGTAACTAGATTAGAAAATGATACAGGTTATTTACTATCAGAAGATGGAAAAACATTTGTAAATGAATCTTCTGGTCAATTCGAAACATATCAGACAATAACAAATTCTGCTGGAGCGACAGCCAAAATTATTTCTGGATCTGGAAACCATGCTGAAGCCACAGGTGTTATCGGTGCTCTTAGCCGAACTCTTGGTAAGTTTATTAACGCTGATGGTAAAGTTTCTGAGTCTTCAAAGAAAATTCAAGACTCACTATTCTATCAAGAGTATTCTTATGTTATTAAAGTTGGTCAGTCTATTGACAAGTATCGTGACGCTGTTAAGAAACTACTACATCCAATTGGTCTTGCTCTATTCGGTGAGGTTACAGTTCAATCATTAGTTAGTTCTCCATCGAATATAACTCTACAAGTATCTGAACTGCTAAAAACTATTCGTCTATTCTTGGATATGAAGATGCGAGCAGTTGGTAATTACAGAAGAATGGGGTATGAAGATAATTCTGCCTTAGACAAAGAACAGATAACTCTGGTCATCACGGACTTTATTGCAAGCGTTCTTAGCCTTAAGACTACCACCTCTGAGTTCTTGCCAACGCTGGTATTCCCAAATCTTTCTCCTGCAGAAATTCATTTATTGGATCTTCGTGCAGAAGTCGGAGAGTCTTACAAAGTTATCTACCACAAGACATTTGGTCAAACGATACCGACTTATATTAGTTCGTTTGCCAATTTAGAATTAAGATCTAGTCCATGGGCTGGATCGACACAACTTGGACCAACTTTTGGATGGTTAGAAAGATGGAAATTTACAGTTCCACCATATGTGGCTGGAACTAAAGAATCTATAGGTGTTTATAGAGACGCATGGAGCCAGAACTATACTGGAACTGATAATTCTGGTTACTGGGATACATACGCAAACACTCAGATAAAAGACTTTGCTGATGTTATCATCTCGGATGTTATAAATAATCCTAATAGAAGAACAAACTATAACAAAGAAGCGTATATTAACATAATTAAAACTTGATCAATCAAGTCATAAATAACAAAGAATTCTAATGGTAGTTACTGAACTACCTTGTATTAATCTATAAAAGGAAAATAAAATGGCTGCAATTATAACTTCAAAATTCCGCATCCACAATGCGCAATCTTTCAAAGAAGGTTTCTCAGAAGCTGCTGCAACTAACATGTATCTTGGTATCGGACGTCCACAATCTTGGACAAGCGATAACTCTCCAGATACTCCAAAGGACACAGTTGCTGATGAATATTACTATTGGCAAGATATGCTCGCTGTCAAGCGTGTTCAATCATCAGACGTAGCACATGCTATCCCACGTCGTGACTGGACTTCTGGTCAATATTACGACATCTATCGTCATGACTACAATGGCACTACTGCTGGTGTAAACATCTCTTCTGGTGGTGGTACAACTCCAGCAAATCTATACGCTGCAAATTTCTTCGTTGTTACTGACGAATATAATGTCTACAAATGTTTAGACAATAGAAATACAGCAAATACAGTTATTGCTTCTACAACTAAGCCAACTGGTACTTCTACTTCAGCTATTACTACTGCTGATGGTTATGTCTGGAAATACATGTATACAATTTCTCCAGCTGATGTTATCAAGTTTGTTTCTACAGACTTTATTCCAGTTAAGACTTTGGCATCTAATCCAGGATCCACAGATTCTTATTACAATCAGTGGTTAGTTCAAGCAGCTGCAGTTGATGGTTCTATTAACAGTGTTTTAGTGACAGCTGCAGGTACTGGTTACCTATCAACTCCAACTGTTACTATCAATGGTGACGGTACTGGTGCGACTGCCACAGCAGTTAGAGATGCAGGTAGCAATACTATTACTGCAATTAACATTACCAATGCAGGTACAGGTTACACATACGCAACTGTTGCTATTTCTGGTGGTAGCGGTTCTTCTGCTACTGCAACTGCTTTCATTACACCAAAAGGTGGTCATGGTTACGACCCAGTTGAAGAACTCGGTGGCTACTATGTAATGATGAACGTGCGTTTAGAGTATGATGACGGATCTGGTGACTTCCCAATTGATAACGATTATCGTCGTATCATGTTAATTCGTGACCCATACAACTACGGAACAACAACTGTTTCTACTTCTACTACTTTGAAAGCAACTAAAGAGTTGACTTTCTCTAGCGGTACTGGTACATTCCAACAAGACGAAACTATCACTGGTGGAACATCTGGTGCAGTTGGTCGTATTGTTTCTGTCAGTGGCACAACAATTCGTTACATCCAACTACGCACTGATAATGCTACTGGTGCAACATTCTCGACTAGCGAAACTATTACAGGTGGGACATCTTCTGCGACAGGTACTGTTGCAACTAAGACTAATCCTGAAGTTCAACCATACAGCGGTGATGTGATCTACGTTGAAAATCGTCGCCCAATTAATCGTGCAAGCGACCAGATTGAAGATATTAAAATCATCGTAGAGATGTAAATAAATAATAAGTAAAGTTTAATAGAGAAACTATAATGACCATTAATTTTAATGTATCGCCATATTATGACGACTACTCTGAGGAAGATAAATACCTCAGAGTATTGTTTCGTCCAGGATATCCAGTACAAGCGAGAGAATTAACACAACTGCAGACCATTCTGCAGAATCAAACTTCACGCTTTGGTGACCACATCTTTAAACAAGGTGCAATGGTTCTTCCAGGACAAATTTCATATGATGATACTTTTAATTATGTTAAACTTCAACCAACTTATAATGGTGTTTCTGTTGACACTTATATTGAAGAGATTGTCGGTTATATTCTAGTTGGTAATACAACTGGTGTTAAAGGTAAGGTTGTTTATGCTGCACCTTCAACAACAACTGACTCTCCAACAATTTACATTAAATACATTGAGTCTGGTACAAATAATGTAACTAAGACCTTTGCTGCAAATGAAATTTTAACTACTGAAGACGCACCAACTGCTCGTGCATTTACAAGCGTGTTATCTGATGCTACTGGTGTCGGTTCTGGTGCTTCCATTGAACGTGGTGTTTACTACATCAATGGTTTCTTCATGTTAGTTACTCCACAAACTATTTTACTTGACAAATACGATAATGTTCCATCATATCGTGTTGGTCTAGAAATAACTGAAAGTATTGTTACACCTGAAGAAAATTCTGCGCTACAAGATAATGCACAGGGAACTTCTAACTTTGCAGCTCCAGGTGCGCATCGTTATCAAACAACTTTAACACTTGCAACAAGAACGATTGAGACTACTGAAGATAAAGACTTCATTGAGTTACTCCGTGTTGTTGATGGTAGTATTCAATATAAAGTTCGTACAACTGACTATTCTATTTTAGAACAAACTCTTGCTCGTCGTACTTACGATGAGTCTGGTAATTATGTTGTTCGTAACTTCACTATGGATGTTCGTGAACATAGAAATAATAATCGTGGTGCGTGGAAAGAAAATACATCTTATCTAATTGGTGATGTTGCATATTATAAAATTGGTGGAACCACTAACTATTATACTGCAACTACTGATGGTTCTTCTGGTTCTCAACCACCTATTCATTCTTCTGGTACAGCAACCGATGGTGTCGGTGGTGTTACATGGAGATATACTGCTGTAACAGATTTGCTTTATAATCGTGGTATTTTTGATCCAGCCACACAAGATGGCGATGCCACTAAATTGGCACTTGGTATGGAACCAGGAAAAGCATATGTTCAAGGATATGAAATCGAGAAAATCGGTACTCAATATCTAACTATTGACAAGGCACGTGACTTTACTCGTGTTGCCGATACTCAAATTCAAACTACTGTTGGTAACTACATTTTAG